GGGCGAACGGGCGCAGCTCTTTCGCTCGCCGTTCACAGTACCTTTTTCCCGCGCGATTTTTCCAGAACGCCCCCGGTTTTGCCGGGTTTGGGTTTGAAAAAAGGTTGTGGTATATAGCCCGGCGCGTCGCAAAAGCGCCCCGCGTTTGTCCCGCAGCGCGACGAGCGAGTCGCTGAGCGATTCAATGCGCTGTACGGATTCGTGTACGGGGATGGCCATGTGTACGCCGGGCTGTTTCAGCCGCGCGGGGATTCGCCCACGCTGGCTCGATACGGGGATGGTGCGCAGAATTTGGCTACAATACCTTACGGAATATAGTGGCCTTACTGTAGCCGTCTACGCCCTTGGTCATCATCTCCAGGAAGTCTTCTCTTGAGAAATCAGAAAGCCGGAATACTTCTTCGCGGGTCATGCCGAGCTGCTTGCTGATCTCCTGAACCGTCTTGCCTTCGGCCAGAAGCCCCTGGATGATGCTCTTCATCGGGCCGAGTACGTGTGTTCCTCTGGCACGATTATGGGTGATAGTTCCGTAGATATCCGCGGACTCATCTGTACCATGGTCAACGATTACCACGGGGACCTTTCCTCCGAGCTTAGAAATTAGGGGCTCACGACCGGCCACTGTCCAGCGATGGAATCCGTCGATGATAGTGTAATCGGGGCGGCATACTATAGGTAATGTCCAGCCATTTGTCAGAATTGATTGCACCAATAATTTGAGGTTTTCATCCGAAACTATATTCGGATTGTACCCGTTTGCATGGAGTTTTTCCCGGTCAACCCATTGGAGGGATTTCAGCGGGGCAAATAATGCGTCATCCATTTGCGTTCACCCCCTTTCCCGCAGGGGATGATTGCCTGGAATATTTGACGTAATCCGTGAAGATATCCGTGTAGATCGCGCGGAGTGTCCGCTTCTTTGGATCTCCGGCCATCATGGCTTCGTACATCTTCTTGAAGTGGCGCTCCGTCATGAATGAGAATCCTTTGACGTAGAGCTGCTTGTACGAACGGGCCATATCCTTCCGGGCCTTGGTGGTGAAGTACTGATCCGGTGCTTCAAACAGCATGTGCTTGCACAGCGCCTTGTAGTCCTTTTTCGCCTGGCCGGCTTCCAGCTTCCTGCGCTTCACCGTGGACCTGTGGAACATCTCCGAGTCCCAGTAGAGCAGCGCAAGGTATGCGTTCGGCTCCCGGCGCTGGATCCTGGCCCAGAGATCCGGATCCGTTTCAGCAACGTACCGGAGCCCGGTAATGGATTCATGCCCGAAGAACTGGCACAGCCGGAGCTGGTGTCGGTTCACGCCGACTCTATACAGATCGATGTACGATTCCGGGAACTTCAGGTGGTGCTCCTTAATGTAGAGCCACACATCCGTGTCCTTCCAATCGTAAATCGGATAAATGAGGTTATTGCCCGTCGTGCAGCCTTCCGTCATGCTCACGGTGGCCATGTACTTCATCCGCTGCACGGATTCATAGGCGCGGACACCTACCAGCATCAGGCCGTCCTTGCTCACCTTCGGCAGGAATGTCTGATAATTCATCTGCCCGGCGTACTCAAGCGCCGGATCCCGGGTAATCGCGAAAGGCGGCGGGTTCCGCATCCAGATGTCTTCCTTACCGGGCTCCCATGTGATCCAGGATTCGTCATCCTGCAGCTGGTGGAGCATCGACACCTGTTTGACCGGCAGACAATACCACCGGTACTCGGCGCCCATCCGGGTGAACCGCTTCCGCCATTCCTCCGTCATCTCCAGCATGGACGGATAGATCGTCTCTTCATCAATGAAGCAGACGCACAGCTGATGCATGTCGATCTTCCCGGCCATGGCCAGTTCCCAGATCATCCCGCAGATGCACAGCGTATCCTTGCCGCCGGAGAATGCCAGATACACCTTGACGCCGTTCCGGAATACGTTCTCGATCCGCTGCATGGCGGCTTCGACCACGTTCATCTTTCCGGATACTTTCATCACGGCCATGAGCGTCACCTCACAGCCAGATCTTCTCGCCGCACTTCGGACACTGGATGAACCGTTTCGGCAATGGCTCTCCGTGGCCCTCCGTGGGCGATTCCGGCGCGGGATTCGCCGGCTTAATTTCCTCCGCTGCCTGCGCGTGCACCGCTTCCTGAGCTTCGTATTTGTCCGATGTGGCTGCAATCTGCTGTTTGGTGTTCTCCGTCACGGTCCCGTAACCGGAGAGCATCTCGTCCACATCGCCCAGATCGGCGGTAATCGTCTCCAGGAGCTCCAGATCATACCCGGGGATTTCCAGATCGTCCCCGAGATCCCGCAGGAATTCCTCGAAGACATCCATGTCATCCACGCCCAGGGAATAGATCTTGTTATCCGCGAGCATGAGCTTCTTCTTCTCGTTCTCGCTCAGGCCCTTCATTACGAGCACATCCGCTTCGGTCTCGCCTTTGGCCATGAGAGCGGCATACAGGCCGTTGCCGGCGAGGATGGTGTAGCTCTCGTCCACCACAATCGGGCGTATCTGGCCGAAGGCTTCAAGGCTCCGCACGAACTCTTTCGTCTGCTTCTCCGAATGGATCCTCACGTTCTTTTCCGGAGACTTCAGTGAGGAAAGCTTCATCCTGGTGACTTTCATGCTGTCACCTTCTTCCGCTTTTCCCACAGCCGCCAGCAGATGGCGAACAGGATCGCACCGCCAACGAAGTAGATCCGGACAGATGCCATCAGCGTCCACATGCCCATGACGCCCAGCGGGATCAGCACGGCCCAGAACAGAATCAGACCGGCGTTGATCGCCAGCCCGACCTTTTTCCCGAAGGCGATATAGATGCTGTACATGGAGGAGGACAGTGTAGAGGCGCCGATGATCGTGATCAGGAACGCTTTGACGATGTTCAGCGCCGGCGTGAACTGCGCCCAGGCCAGCAGGAAGATGATCGCCATATAGACGCCGAAGAACACGCCGCCCAGTGTGAACGCCCTTTTGACATTCACGGTACGGGTGCCGTCTTCGTTCGCGTCGTTGTAGTTGAGTATCTCGAAAAAGTACGGATATGTGAACGGCCCCGGAAGCAGCAGAATCGCTTTCCAGATGCCAGTCTTCATGCTGTCCGCGTCAGCGACCATCGGTATGGCGTTGTAGCTGCCTCGTGAGTGGATCATTGCCGCGACGGTAACGGCCAACGCCAGCAGATAGACGATGATCCAGCCGAAGCCGTCTGTCAGTACATTCCTGATCATGCCGTACTTCAGCAGGATCAGCAGGAAAACGGCCGCCATGACGTAGGCGATGATCATGCCGAAGTTTTCGCCCATGGGCGTGTCGGCGAAGATGGTCTGTGTGCCGTTCATACTCAGCCATGCTTGGAAGACGCACATCAGGCCGCAGATCCATTTCATGATCTTCGAGCCGAACACTTCCCGAACCTTCGGAATCTTCAGGGCCACAGCGCCGAACAGGATGCAGGCCACGACGTTTCCGAACACCCAGATCAGGGACGGGATGACGCCATAGGTCTGCGTCATTGTGACGCCGTTCATCAATGAGCCGATGCCGGCCCAGGTCGCGCAGATGGAGAGCGCGTAATACAGCGTGGGGTTTGATTTGAACCGTTGTGTAATTGTGGATAACATGTGAATCCTCCTTGAGATCGGTCATGCGAACCTGGCGATGTTCGCGTTGATAACCTCCGCGTAAGGAGCGCCGCGGAGCCGATATAACCTCCTTCCCCGGTTATTTGCTATGATCGGATTCAGGCAGGACATACAGAAAACGCGCGCCTTCTCTCAGGCGCGCGAATTCACTGTAGAAATCATACCATAGCTTTGCGGAACCGTCAAGGTCGCCATTCGGACGTCATTCGGACATTTTGTCAAGCCTTTTTGCCGTGCATGTACGGTCTGGTCCTGTTGATTGCCATTTTCCGGATGATCTCATCGCCCAATTCGATGTCCAACCATCCGCACATGTCAAACACGCGGATGCAGACATCGGCCAGTTCTTCGGCAAGAGCGGCGCTGTCACCGTGCTGCACAGCACGTACCGCCTCGCCGACTTCGCTGCCGATCAGAGCAAGCTTTGTCAGCTTCTGCTGCGTATTGTGCGCTTCGAGTTCAAGGCCCATTGAGATGAGCGCCTGTTCCGTGGTCTTGCTGTAGTCATAGAACCCATGCTCGAAGGCGTTCCTGTACGCATCCTGGCACAGGCCGTTGACGCCGAGCTTTGCGCAGGCCACAAGAGCAGGATCAAAGGGCTTGCCATCTTCTGCGCTTTCGGCCTCCGGAAGATCCCCGCAGTCTGTCTCGCAGCTATCATCGGGAAACTCATCCCATTCCTCCGGATATGTGTCCTTCAGCTTCTTCATGACGGC